ATGTTAGAATCCTACTGTACTGTCTAAATCACGACCTCTATCATTAAAGTAATCTTGATCGTAAATTGGTTCAAGTTCTTTGAATGATAAGTCCATAATCATAGAAACTGGTTCTCTATTTTCATAAGTTGCGTAAACACCTTCACCTGTATAATTGACTGATATATCAGTTAAGAAGCATTGTTTAAATTTGTGTAAGAATGGATGATTTCTATATCCAGTCTTATATCTTAATTGAAATACATTTGGTGTATTTAAAAATAAACTTTGACCACCACGACCTGAAGTAACTTTGGGTGCCATATTCATTTTAAATGTTCTTATAATTAACTTACATTGTTCTGCTTCTTCTCGACTTCTAGGAGTCATTTTGAATGAGAATCTAAAGTTTCTTAATGTAGGACCATTGAATAATAACTCCATATTTGGGTTAAATACCTGTCCTTCTTGTCTTGCTAATAGTTGATTTACAGATACATTAGCACCAAAAGCACCTACTACTGAGGTTGCTATTTTTTTATTGAATAAACTTTGAGCAGCATTTATGTCTAAACCACTAGCATCATATGCAGCCTTAAGTGCATCTCCAGTTCCCTTGAAAGCCGCTATAGGATTACCTTGCATTACACCTTTTGCAAGTGCTTTGGGTGCATCTTGTGCACCTTGAAGAACAGCACCAACTATAGTATTCATTTCACTATCACCATAATTAACTGCATTACCATCTTGAACCTGAGACGGTATTTGTAGTAATACAGTTCCTTTATTGACCAATGATTGTGTTGTTAATCCACCAGGCACTCTTGATCTTAATGGAATTCTTCTACTTCCAGGTCTACCTATTAAATTACTTTTATTAGTACTACTTTTACTTGCAGGTTCATATTCTACAATATCAATTTGTAAGTAATCTGTTTTTTCTGTGAGTGCTTCAAATGGATATCTTAATACACCACCTCTACTTCTATAGGTTCTTTTAAGTCGTTCTTTTGGTAATGATGCAAAATCATCATCTTTGTTTAATTCACTAACTGGTAAACCAGTCGCAACGTCTCTTACAAAACTTTCATTTGCTTGTGTATATTGTCCCGATCCTTGAGGTTTTGAACTAAATCCACTTTCTTGGTATTTCCAATTCCAAGGAAGATATTTATTTTTATACCATTTATTATCAACTACGACTGTATCATTTATAAAATCTTTGGGATCTATACCAAATGCTTCATCATCATAATCTCGACCCCATTTATCAGTTCCTGAATTATTTGCCATTATCGACCTTATATATTAATTTTAACTATTTAGACGTATTTTTCCATAGGGAATAGAACGTAAAGATTCTATCTCTTCTGAAGTCACAATATGTAGATCTCCAATCATTTCTTGCCATGTATATTGTCTAACATTTCCCCAATGAAAATTCAATCCTTTGAATCCCCAATTAAATACATCTGTGACTGCAACTAGAGGAAATTCATCATATCTAATACCAGGTGTTTTTGGTTGATATACAAAAGTATAATAGTTACCTGCTTCAGGAACTCCTTCTGTTTCTGATAGTGCTTCTAGTATTTCTACCATTAAATCATCAGGACTTTCAAGTCCAATCAAATTATCTGATATTTCTGCGATTCTATCCATTATTTAATACCTAGTTCGTTCTCTGTTAATACTTTAAATTCTAATTTACGATCTTTACAATATTCTGTTGCTGCTTCCCATTTTGCTTGATTTTTTACATATTCACATACTTCACGAACATATGCTTTTGTTTTTGTCTTTTGTACTTTAGGTTCAATGCATTGCTTCTTTGGTTTTATTTCAATTACATATTTTTTAATTTGTCCAGTGTTCTCTCTAACTTTAATATAGAAGTCTGGAAAGTATCTATGAGCACGATTATCTATGGGAGATATATAACGAATGAAAAATTCTTCACTTCCCCACTCTAA